CTAGGTTCCCAGGGCCTCACCGAGAGACGCGATCGCAGACTTGGCAGCGTCATCGCTTGTATGGCCGTAGATGTCGCCTGTAATCGAGATCGACGAGTGCCCCAGCAGATCCGCGACCGCCTTGATATGCACCCCGGCCTCCAGCATGGCGACCGCCGCCGAATGCCGAAGCGAATGGGCGACCACGTCTTCCAGCCCTGCCGCCTTCGCTGCCGCAGACACCACCCGAAGAAGATTCCGGGGGTCCACCATCGTCCCCAACTCCGTCGTGAACACCATCCCAGTGTCTGCCCACTGGTCCCCGGCCCGTAGACGCTCCTGCTTCTGCCGTAGACGCCATGACCTCAGCTCCGCGACCACCGATGGCAGGAGAGGAATCCGACGCCGCGAACGCGCCGTCTTAGGCTCGCTCAACACAAGTTCACCGTCGACCCGATTCAACGTGTGCCGGACCCGGATCTCCCGCTGCTCCATGTCCACGTCGGACCATGCCAGCCCGACAACCTCACCGCGCCGAAGCCCCGTCGTCGCCATGAGAAGGACAGCGAGGAAGTAGCGCGACGACTTCGCCTGCTCCAACAACACCTTCACCTCGTCGGCGGACAGGTGCTTCGCTTCGTGCGGGGTCACCTTCGGGCGGGGCACCTTCGCCACCGGGTTAGAGCCGAGGAGCCCATCGCGGACCGCGATCTCCATCGCCGCGCGCAACACGGTGTAAATCTGCCGGACCGTCGACTCGGACAGGCCCGACTTACGTAGCGCGACTATCAGCGACTCCACGTCCGTCGCCTTCAGTTTGTCCAACGGTTTACGGCTGATCGTCCCGGCCTCCAGATGTTTGCGACTGAGGCCGCCATAGAGGGCCCTCGTCGTCGCCTTCCGATCGGATGCTTCGAGGGCAGAGTCTCGCCACGTCTGACACCACGCGCCGACCGTCATGGCCGAATCCTTCGCAGGCTGACCGTCGTCGAGTCGCTGCCGGACGACCTTCAGCTTCGATCGGGTCTCTGCAGCGCTCGCACCGTAGACGGAGACAGACTTGCGCAGCTCGGTCGCCGGGTCGACGTAGGACAGTCGACCCTCCCATCGCCCGTTCGGTCGCTGCCGGATGCTGCCCTCACCGTTCGCACGCTTACTCATGCCCGCTTCCTCCCCTGCCTGGTCGGGGGGAGCAACTGTCGCCGTCGACACTCGGCAACGATGTTTCCTCCCTGGCGAATGCCAACACCAAAGGCGTCCGAAACGGCCTGCGTTGGTGTTCCGTCAATGTTCTCGCGGTAGATCTGTGCAGCACGTTCATAGTCGGGGGTGCGGAGGCGTTTGCGTCCGGTGCGACGTTGTTGAAGAAAGTCGCGAATGCTCCTGTCTCCCAACACATCTCCGATCCGTCGTACCGGTTCGCCATCCTTGTCCAGCGCTGCAGTGAACGCTGAGTAGAAGTCGTAGATGACCTTCTGCGTGACCTGAAAGTCGGACACCTTGACCTCGCGGCCAATGTCGAATCCGTAGCGCGTCTCGAATCCGAGACTGACGATCCGGGGCGCACCGTTGACGAGTTCGACCCGCGCGCCCCAGTGTGGCGACGTGACGTCCGAGATGGCTTCGACTTCGAGCCACAAGGGCATCCGGTTTCCCTCGATGACCTCGAAGTCAGTGGACACCCGATAGGCGCAGTGAGGTGCGTCTTCGTCGCTGGCGTCGTAGAAGTAGACCCCACGTTCGTGCGGCTCTTCGGTCATCTGCTTTTCGAACCAGATTAACTGCATAGTAGATAACTATGCAGTTAACAATGCAGCCTTGTCAACAGCGCCGGTGAACATCGGCGGACCGCACACGACAAGGAGCGTCAAGTGACGAACCAACTGGTTCCCATCGAACGAACACAGGACCAACTGGGAGGAATCTCCCGAACCACCGTCTACGGACTCGTAAAAGCCGGCCACCTCGACAAGGTGAACATCGGCAGGCGTGGCTTCATCACCGCCGAATCCATCGACAAGTACGTCGCCACCCTCACCAAGGAGAACGTCTGATGACCAGCAACGCACTTCCCAGCGCAGTCACTAATCATCCGGGCTTCGAAGCCCTACCCGGAACCGCTGTTGGCTGGATCGGTCCGTACACCTTCTGGATGGACACCGTCGACGATCTCCCAGACGTTCCCGTCATGCGCATACACGCAGGCATGATCGACGGCCTGATCGACGAGGCCTCAATCAACCCCGAGCATGCCGACAAGTTCCTGCGCATGATCTTCAGCGACCAGGAGGCCATCTGAAATGACTGTCCAAATGCCGAACGGCCCCGGGGCTAACGGGGCCGTTCGTGAAAGCTCCAGGGCGCGGAACCTCACCGATTATAGGGCAGCACAAGCCCGACGTCGCGACGCCGCGCGAAGACTGCCACCGATCCAATGCTGCTCCTGCCACGCATGGTTCCGCGACCCCGCAAGCCACATCTGCAGGTGGGGCCGGTGGTGATCCCATATGGCACCGAATATGACGAAGACGGCTTCACCGCCGAAGACAGACTCCTCGAAGGGATCTTCTCTGGCGCATGGCTCGACCAGCAGACGTTCCCTGAACTGGAGGAGATCGTGACCGGAATCCTCGTCGAGGGCTTCGCGCTCATCGTCGGCCCACCGAAGGTCGGGAAATCATGGCTCGTCGGGAACCTGGCGCTCGCGTGCGCTCAGGGCGGCCGCGCTCTCGGCCGGATCGACGTCCGACAGCGGCCCGTCCTGTACCTCGCACTAGAGGATGGTCCCCGGCGCCTGCAGTCGAGGCTTCGGAAACTGAACGACGATCAGCCACTCCCCGACGCCCTCGACATGATCTGCACCGTCGAACCCGGCATGATCGAGGCCACCATCTCCGCATGGATGGAAAGACACCAGGACAAGGCCCCGCTCGTCATCCTCGACACGTTGGGGAAAGCGCGGCCACAACGCCGGGCAGGCGATGATCCTTACCTCGCGGACTACAAAGTCGGATCGCAGCTGAAAGCGATCGTCGACTCCATCCCCGGCGCGTGCCTCCTCGTCGTCCACCACACCAACAAGTCCGAATCGGGCGACTTCGTCGACGCCGTCTCCGGCACGCAGGGCATCGCCGGATCAGCCGACTCCATCCTGGTCCTTCGCCGGCCCCGCAAATCCAACGAGGCCACGCTCGCCATCACCGGACGCGACGTCACCGAACGAGAGATCGCGCTCCTTACCGACAACGGCAAATGGGAACTGGACGGCTTCACGATCGAATCCGCCGAACAAGTCGTCGAGACAAGGAAGGAGAAAGGGCACCAGGGAGATCAGTCTCTGGAGATCCTCGGCTACGCGAAGCAACACCCGATCGTCACCCCGAAGCTCGTGGCCGCGCACTTCAAGATTGATCCCAAGACCGCAGGCACCTATCTCGGACGACTCGTCGACCGGGAGCACCTGTTCCGAATCGCGTACGGCAAGTACTCGCACCAGCCCCCCGAAAGTCCAACAGGTTCAACACCGATCCCACTGGAGGTCGCCCAGTGACCAGACGCAACAGCAGACCGTGCCGCACCTGCAGTCGCAGCACGAAGAGCACCACCCGCTATTGCCCCGACTGCAGGCCAGAAGACGCCACCCCCCACGTCACCCGCGTCGAAGGCGGCATCACCTTCGCCGGACTCACCCTCACCGATCGGCAAGCCATCCGGCTCGCCAACCAGATCGCAGACAGCTTGGAGACAGCACCATGATCGACGACGGCATCATCCGACTCTCACCCGACGAGAACGGAATCACCGTTCACAACTACGACACCACCGTCGACACAGACCTCATCGTCAACGTTCCCATCCTCGCCTTCACCGACGACCGGCACGGCGACGAGATCCACATCCTCCTGAACCCCGCAGACGCAGTCGCACCCAGACTCCTGAAGTCACTCACCGCATACGTCAATGCCCTTTGCGCCCGACTAGCCGAACTAGCCGAGGACGACCAGTGAAACCCTGCCTCGCATGCGGTGAACCCGGCACCAACAGTCGCTGCGCCGACCACCAGCTCGACCACGGCCTGACCGCACACCAACGCGGATATGACAGCCGCTGGCGCAAACTCTCGGCACGCGCCCGCAAACTCCAGCCCTGGTGCGACGACTGCGGTGACATCGACGACCTCACCGCCGACCACTCACCCGAAGCATGGGCGCGACACGACGCCGGTAAACCCATCCGACTCCGTGACATCACCGTCGTCTGCCGTGCCTGCAACACCCTCCGAGGCAAGGCCAGGGGACGCACCCCTAAAACCGCAGGTCAGAGACCTCGCGGTAAGGCGCAGGGAGCGTTATACACCCCGGGGGGTATCCGGTGAGCGATCGACGAGACCCTTGGGAGAGTCCCTTGTGCGCTCTGATGTCCGCCGTCGAGGCGGTCGGGTGCAGCGAGTCGCCAGTCACGGAGAAGCGCGAGTTTCTGCACTGCACGGTCGACGAGGTGACTGCTGGTCTGGAGCGCGCCGACCTGGTGGAGTTGGTCTTCGGACTGGCCGCGTTGGCTGCTGATCGCTCCAGGGTGATCGGCGGCTTGCATGACCGGCTGGAGGCCCTGGAGGTGGGCAGGTGAAGGCGGGTCCGAAGGCGAAGACGGACGACTCGCCGTTGCCGTGGCAGCCGAGGTCGACCGGTGCCGCCCGGTTCAGGTCCTTCTGTGATCGCTTCGTTCGGGTGCCGAAGGGTTCGAATGCGAAGGCGAAGTTGCGGCTCCGGGACTGGCAGCTGGAGTTGATCTCCTCGATCGAGGACGCCGACCCGATGCCGCGTACGGCCGGGTGGATGTTGCCGCGCGGTTCGGGGAAGTCGACGCTGGTGGCCGCGTATGGGTTGTACCGGTTCTTCGCCGATGGCGAAGGGTCTGTTGTGGTCGTGGTCGCTGTGGATGAACGGCAGGCCGGGATCGTCTTCAACATCGCGCGCCGCATGATCGAGTTGGACGAGGATCTGTCGGCCCGGGTGCAGGTGTTCAAGGAGAAGCTGTATTGGCCTGCCACCGATTCCTACTTCCACTGTCTGCCGGCGTCTCCGGCGTCGCTGGAGGGCCTGGATTACACGCTGGCGATCTTGGACGAGGCCGGGGTCGCTTCGCGTGAAGCCTACGAAGTGTTGACGCTGGCGCAGGGCAAGCGACCGAAGTCGACGTTGGTGGCGATCGGCACGCCGGGACCGGACCCGAACGATCAAGTCCTCGTTGATCTTCGGACCGCTGCCGCCGACCACCCGGAGGACAAGTCTCTGGTCTGGCGCGAGTTCTCCGCGTCCGGCTTCGAGGACCATCCGGTCGACTGTGAGCACTGCTGGTCCCTGGCGAACCCAGCGCTCGACGACTTCCTGCACCGCGACGCCCTGGTCGCTCTGCTGCCGCCGAAGACTCGGGAGGCCACGTTCCGGCGCGCGAGGCTCTGCCAGTTCGTGACGGAGTTGGACGGCGCCTTCTTGCCTGCCGGTGTGTGGGCGGATCTCGGGACTGGTGAGCCGGTCCCGGACGGTGCCGATGTGGTGCTGGCCTTCGACGGTTCGTTCTCCGATGACACGACGGCCCTGTTGGTGGGCACGGTGTCGACGGTGCCGCACTTCGACAAGGTGAAGGTGTGGGAGAAGCCTTCGGGCGACGACACCTATCGGGTGCCGGTAGCCGAGGTCGAGGACGAGATCCGCAACGCCTGCCGCCGCTGGAATGTCGTCGAGATCGTCGCGGACCCGTTCCGGTGGACCCGCACCTTGCAGGCCCTCGAAGCCGAAAGTTTGCCGATCTGCGAGTTTCCGCATAGTCCGGCGCGGCTCACTGCCGCGACCGGTGACCTGTATTCAGCCGCCCTCAATGGCCGGTTGTCTCACTCGGGCGATCCGACGCTCGCTGCCCATGTTGGTGCAGCGGTGATCGTCGAAGACGCCCGGGGAATCCGCCTATCGAAGGCGAGTCGATCGAGGAAGGCCAAGAAGGTCGACTTGGCGGCCTGCCTCGTGATGGCGCACAGTCGCGCAACTTGGCGCGCAACTCACCGCAAGAAGAAGAAAGTGAGGTCATTCAAGTGACCGATCTACTCACCACCATGCTGGAGAAGTTGGAAGCACCCGCTCCGCGCTTCGACACCCTCGACCGCTACTACCGGGGACAGCAAGCCCTCGCCTACCTGGCACCTGAAGCGCGCACGGCGCTCGGGGACCGGTTCGGGCGGTTGGCTTCGAACCTGCCGCGCCTGGCCGTCACCAGCCTGTCTGAACGTCTCCGGGTGACCGGCTTCGAGGGCGTCGACGTCTGGGATGACTGGCTCCGCTCCGACCTCGATCAGGAGGCCGGCACCGCGCACCGCGAAGCCCTTCTTCTCGGGCAGGCGTACGCGATCGTCTGGGGCGACCAGTTCGGGCGTCCGCAGGTGACGGTGGAATCGGCACGGCAGGTCACCACCCTGCACGATCCGGGGACACGCCGAATCACCGCTGCGCTGAAGCGTTGGGAGACTGCCACCACCACCGAGGCCACCTTGTTCGGGCCGGACGAGATCGTTCGCCTTCGTGCCGACCAGCCGGGTGCAACGACGGCAGGCTTCAAAGTCATCGAGACGTTGCCGAATCCGTTGGAGCTGGTGCCGGTCGTTCGTCTCCGCAACGGCGACCGACTGCTCGACGACGGAGTCTCCGAGATTGATGATCTGATCCCGCTCGTCGACGCGCTGAACAAGATCCTGACCGACATGATGGTCACCTCCGAGTTCGCGGGCAGGCCACGCCGGTGGGCGACCGGAATCGAACTGGAGGAATCCGAGGAAGGCGAAGCGATCAACCCGATCCCGGAGGGGAACCGGGCGATGATCTCCGAGAACGAGCAAGCCAAGTTTGGGCAACTCGAATCGGCGGACCTGGCCGGCTATGAGACCGCGGTGAACGTGATCCTGTCGCAGATCATGGCCGTGTCAGGTCTGCCTGCCCACTATGTCGGGGTGACGACCGCGAATCCGGCTTCAGCGGATGCGCTTCGTGCCGCCGAAGCATCGCTGACTGCTCGGGCGCAGGCACGGCAGGCCGCCTTCGGCAGGGCATGGGAGGACGTCGCACGCCTGATTGTCGGTGTCCGTGACGGTGTCGACCCGCTGCAGGTCGATGTTCGGGTGTCGTGGGCGGACGCGGCGACCCGCTCGATCGCCCAGGAAGCCGACGCTGTCACCAAACTGTTCTCCACCGGTCTGCTGCCGGCCTCGTTCGCGCTGCAGCGACTCGGGTACTCCGAGACCGAGATCGACGTGATCCGCACCATGCGCCGCACCGAAGCCCTCGATGGCGCGGCGGTCGACCTGTCGAAGTTGGTGCTCTGATGTCCTACGCAGACACCTTGAAACGGCTCGCCGCTGACAGCGAACGACAAGCCCTGGCCGTCTACCGCCTGTTTGTCGAGGATCGCCTCGATCGGGACGACACGATCAACCTGATCGCGACGATGATCGCCCGGGCGAACGGCAGGGCACGAATGCTGGCCGACTATGCGATCGCCGTCGATCTGATGATTCAACTCCAAGAAGTCGTTCCGGTCACTGGGGTCGATGTTCCTGATGACACTTCGAGGCTAACAAAAGCGGCGTCGACGGTCCTGGGGACTGCTGAAGCCTCCGACGTCCCCGAAGCGATCGTCGCACGCCTGGCACGGTCGGAACCGCTGGAGGCTGCCGCGAAGTCGTACTCGGAGGCGATGGTCCGTTCCGGCAGGACGAAGGGCTGGACCCGGCAGCTGTCGGGGAAGGCTTGCCAGTTGTGCCGCTGGTGGTCTCGCGACGGCAGGATCTGGCCGGCAGAACACCCGTTCCAACATCACAAGGGCTGCACCTGCACCCCGAAACCCGTTGTCGCACCAAATATTCGGGAAACCGTACGCACTGCACGAGAGAAGGGAATCCGATGACCGAGAACATCATCACCGAGACCGACGAGATCACTATGCCCGACACCGAGGCACCCGAACCGGCCGAAAGTCGCGCAGACGGCGAACCAGAGGCCGCTACCGACGAACCTGCAGGTGACGATGACACCTTCAGTCGCGAATATGTGGAGAAACTACGGCAGGAGAACGGCAAGTACCGCCAGCGTGCCCAGAAGGCCGACGACCTGGCGCACCGACTGCATCGTGCCCTCGTCGCCGCCGATGGTCGACTGCAAGACCCTTCGGATCTCGACTTCGACGACAACCACCTCGACGGGAACCACCTGACCGAGGCGATCGGAGATCTCCTGCAGCGTAAGCCGCACCTGGCCGCACGCCGGATCTCCGGGGACATCGGACAAGGCGCAGTCAGCACGCCCGCCGAAGTGAACCTGATGGGCCTGCTTGGGGGTCACCAGTGAACCGGGAAGAAGCACGCGACGCACTGACCGCCCAGATCGGGGAACTGGCCTCGACGGCAGGAGCCGAACAGGTGCTGAAGTTGGCGCAGGCGTGGGCGGCCCTATGGTACCGTCCTCGCGAATAATCCCAGTATGTGAGACGATGGGGGCAGGTTCCTGGTGAACCTGCCCCCATTCTCGTCCTGGAGACGAAGGACCAACTTCTTCTCTCAAAGGACAAACATCATGGTTGAGCAAGTCGCCACCAATCCCACCCTCCTGCAGGACCAGGTCGCCAGCCTCCTCGTGCAGCCCCTCGAAGCGGCGTCGGTCGTCCTCGCTGCCGGACCCCGAATCTTCGACACCGCCAGCGAACTCCGAATCCCGAAACTCGTGTCCGGCACGACCCCCGGCTTCGTCGCCGAAGGTGGCGAGATCGCCTCGACACACGACGTCACCTTCAACGAGGTGAAACTGATGCCGACCGAACGCAAGAGCATCAAGTCGATCCTCCGGTACTCGAACGAGCTGGTCCGCCAGTCCGTCATCGGAATCGACTCGGTCCTGAAGGCACGCCTGGTCAAGGACGTGTCCGACGCCCTCGACACCGCCCTGCTCAAGGGTGCCGGCACCACCAACTCGATCAAGGGCCTCACCGCCCAGTCGGGCGTGACCACCGGTGCCCTCGATGTCACCGACCCCGACAGTCTCCTGGACGCGATCGCCGCACTGAACGCCCAGGAGATCATCCCGAACCGTTGGTTCATCTCCGGTGCCGACTTCGCTTCGCTCCGCAAACTGAAGGAATCGGCCTCGTCGGCCCGGTACCTGCTGGAGCCTGATCCGTCGAAGCAGTCCGGGACCACCTTGTTTGGTATCCCGGTGACCATCACGAACAAGCTGTCTGCAGGGAAGGCGATCCTCGCGGACATGTCGACCGTCGCGATCGCCCGGGACACCAGCCCTTCGGTGACCGTCCTGAACGAACGCTACGCAGAGTTCGACGAGGTTGGTCTTCGTGTGACGACCCGCTACGACCTAGGTCTACTGCACCCGAAGGCAGTCGCGGTCCTCACCGCGACCCCGTGATGACTCCGACAGGCTCCGATGTCGCCGCGTTCCTCGGACAGCCTGCTGATCCGGCGACCGTCGCGATGGCCGGTCAGACGTTGCCGATCGTCGAGGCGATGGCACGCGCGTACACCCGCGACCGTGGCTTCACCGACGACGGGCCGGAACCTGATGTCGCGGCAGTCCTGGTGACTGCTACGGCCCGCATGATGACGAACCCTGGACAGATCGCACGCGACTCCACTGCCGGCCCGTTCAGCGAGTCAATCAGGGGTGGCTTCGTCGGATGGTCGCTGGCTGAAACGTTCGTATTGAACCGTTACAGGAAGCGGTCACTGTAA